CCACCATTTGCATGTCTCAACAAATTCAAATCATTCATAAAGAAATAACCTAAATTAGGAGCTAAAGCAGAATCACCAACCAACGAGTAATAATCCAGCGGGTAGAAAAAAGGCAGCACAAAGTCCTTAGTGGAAGCTATAGAAGCATCAAAATAAACTGAGGGTCTCTGCATTATCTCCACAAAATCAGCAGAGTACGGAGCAGTAGCAGTTCTTGCTAAAGTAATTTCATCGTTAGGGTAACAAGGAACATAAGAAGCAACAAGGGAACCAAAATAAAAAGAATTAGTGTTTAACATAATCCGTAAATGTAATTTTGCACGAATACGAGAAAATGTTGCTATTTTTTGTTTCACAACAGCAGAAGTCAAAAATGTAGACCATGGATTATAACTTACTGCTATAGAAGAACCTGGAGTCCAAGTGTGAGATGAAAGTCTCACTGGTCGAGATAAAAAATCTTTTATATCAGATAAATTAGAATCAACAGTCTGAGATTGGGACAAAGTCCCAGAAAAATCCGAAGTTTTAAGACCATTCGGAAGGTCAAAAGAAGTAATTGTTTGTTTGCTAATGTACAATTTTTTACTTTTGTTAACACATTAATATACAAAAAACGCTATAAAACTAAAAAGTTTTCAAAACTACATGCAAGCCTTTATGAACTATATAGCGAATAAGTCCAATATGGTATCCAATACACATAGGGAAAGTCGCTATAAGAAGCTTTTCCATTGTCAACTAAATTTCCTCAACACGACAAGGGACATCTCTAACTAAGCGAGGCAATTGACGAAATTGTTCAACATACCTCTCATAGTCGAAATACCCTCTCTGTTCCAGCTCATGACCATAAGTGCCATTAAAGCCTCTCACAAGGGGACTTTTATAGCACACTTCACGTAACGAACCACTGAAATCCAAGAAATAACTTTTCCCGTAATGAAAAGCCTCTCTCAAAGCGCTCTCAACACTTCCAATCAATTGTTCATGTAAATGACCTGAAATTGTCCAGGTTAACATCTTCACAATTGAATTAGGATCGATGGGGGAACACATGAAACCGTCTCTCTCCACAAACCACCTTTTCAGAAAAGTCACTTCACTCAAAGG